TCGGCCACTTCTCGGAACTGGTGACGATTGCCCGCGGCGATAGTCCATCCGTTGTGCACCATCAGGAAACCGGATCGAGCGACCTGAATTTCGTCACCCGCCATTGCGATGATGGAAGCCGCAGATGCGGCCAGCCCTAAGACCTTGATGGTCACGTGGCCCTTGTATTCGCGGAGGATGTTGTAAATCGCCAAGCCTTCAAACATATCGCCGCCTGGGGAGTTCACGTTCACAGTGACGTCAGCCCCAGCCATGCTGCGCAAGGCGGCAGAAATACGCTTCGCGGTTACGCCCTCCCCTGACCATGGGTCAAAGCCAATCGCGTCCAGAATCGAAATCGTGTTTTTGTCATCCTCGGCTGCGGCTTGGATATCAGCGTTCCATCGCTCCATGGCCTGAGGCATGAGGTCAAACGAGACGCCCGCGCAGGGGCGACCCGCCGGCGCTGCCGGAAGGCTACGAATTGTCATGAGTCAGTCTCCAGAGCCGCCGGAGGCCCGGCTTATTTCATTCGGTAGAAGCCAGGCGGATAGCGCGGCGCGGACTTGTTCGCCGTCGTCCTTGCCTTGGCCGAGCTGCTCTATGGGGAGCAGGTTGGATTGCACGGTGTAAACATCGCCGCCAGGGATGGGCGGGAGGTTTTCAAGCTTTCGCACTTCGTTGCGGCTCATCCAGCCATTCTGCAGGCATATGTTGTAGTAACTGGCCCGACCCTGGCTGTCAGCCCGGAGCAAACCTTCAACGGCAAACTCAGCAAAGTAGCGGTCGTCCCGATCCAGCAAGCAACGAATGATTTCTTGCTCAATGTTTTCAAGAAGCGGGCGTAAGCAGTTGGTTAGGAACTGAAGATTTTGCCCCTCAACACTCGATGCCCAGCTGCTCTGTTTGTCCATGTGACCAACCATAAATGGTGGTACGCGGAACCAGCGGCAGACCTCTTCGATACCATACGAACGCGACTCCAGCATCTGTGCCGCTTCAGGGTTCATCGTGATGCCCTGATACTTCAACCCCGCTTCGGCCACCATGATCTTGCCGGCGTTCTTGGACCCCATAAACGCCTGAAGGCTGGCTCGGAGCTGTTCACGCTGTTCTGGCTTGAGGGCAGAATCGCTGCTCAATATTCCGGAAGCCTGCATTCCCTGAGCAAAGACCTTCGCTGCCGCTTCCTCGGCGGAAATGGCCGCGCCGAATATCTCCTTGCCTGTGGAAACCGGCAACATTCCGCAGACACCGTCGAGCCCGAACCCGCGGATGTGCATCAGATCAGCTTCGGGGATAACCCGGCTCTGCCCCTTGAGCGTGTATTTGTATTCGAGCCGACCAGTGTCTAGCCGTTTAACCGTCATCAATTGCGGTAGCAGCGGGTCTAGAGCAACGATCCGACTTCCGACACGCTTCTTCTCGACAAACGCGTTCCCTCGCAAACAGATGCTCGCAACGATCATCAGCATGAATCTGCCGGGAGTCATTTCAGCATTTGGGCGCTTGGTCAGAATGTCATGCAGGGGATGGCTCGTTGCTGGGACTCGACCGCCGTCCGGGCGACGTTCGTACAACCGGAGGGGAAGCGTTGACACTGTCTCAGAAAGAAGACGGACGCAGGACCAAACAGCGGACAACTGGAGCGCCTTGTCCACCGTGACGACTTGGCCGCTTGCTGAGGTGCCAAACCATTCTTGCCAAAATGAATCGTTATTGAGACCCACCGGCACGCCAAGCCAATTCTGGAGGGCAGATCGAACCCGCCCGGGTTTCTTATCGCGCGCCATTAAATGCCTACCATGATTGGGTTTTCGTAGAAGCCGCTGGTGTCAGGCTCTTTCACATTGATCAGAACTCTTCCGATGGCCATGATCAGCGCCACGGCGCCGTCGATCTTGTTGTCGTCGCCCTGCTTGATCGGGCGCACGACATCGTCATTGCCGGGCATGTTTTTTCCGATCACGTTGGCGATACACCAGGTCATGATCGGGTGCCCATCGTGATGGAACCGGCCGGCAGTGATGGCCGCCTCGAGCTCCTTCATGGGATCGGACATGTTGGTGTAGTTCTGCGTGATCGTGATCGGGTTGAAGCCCTCGTCGTCGAGGTCGTGACTGAGGCCAGTGGCGCCGTGTGGGTCAATTGGGCACTCGCGGACCGGCGCTTGATGATTTGCTTCCTTGGTGTCTTCAAAGATTTCGCGGTAATCGATCTCCGCGCCGTCGGTTATTTCCAGATGCTTGGAGTTGATCCAGGCTTGAAACCGTTCGGACATGCGCTTGTTGTCGCTGTCGTAAGCGGTGTCATAGGGAACCCAGAACTTCGGCGCGACACTGTAGTAGTGGATCTTTCCGTTAATCACTCGCCAGAACAGGCGAGCCCTAGAGTTCATGTCCAACTTGCGCGCCAAGTCGAGGCCTGCAATCCACTCCTGCCCCTCGAACTGCTCGAGCGTGAGCGTGGTGTCTTCGCAGGATTTCCAGTCTTCCATGTTGAAGAAGCCGGATTTAGCGCTCACCCAGAGGTTTAAGTGCTTCGTTTTGAACGTGTTCGCGAAGCGTGCCGAGCGAATTGCCCTGGCTTGCTGGCTCTCCAGGTACTCCTGGAACACCGACACGCCGTGGTTTGGGTTGGCCTTGGCCAACATCTTCGGATCGGTCCAGTCGTCACCCTCATCCAGTGTCCAGATCCAGCCGAACAACTCTTCGTCTGGCACGGTACCGGCGAGCATCTCAACAACCTGACGACGCTTGTCGTAGCAAGGCCCTTCGATATCGGCACCGGCGGTGGTGATGATGAACATCAACGGCTGCCGACGAGCGCCCATGCCGGTGAGCATGGTGTCGTACTGAGCTGATGTCGGGTGTTCGTGGTATTCGTCGACGATGGCGCAGCTGGGTGATGCGCCGTCGCCCGGATTGCCGATCAGCGGTTCGAAGCGGCTGAAGTCGGATGGGATGTTCATGTTCGAGGCGTTGACCTCGATACCCGCTGCCTGAATCAGCATTGGGGACTTGCTGACCATCAGCTTCGCAGGCCGGAAAACCTCCCAAGCCTGCTTCTCAGTGGTCGCTCCCGCATAAACTTCGGCGCCGAACTCGCCATCAGCAACGAACATGCTTATGCCAACGCCACCCGCGACAACCGACTTGCCGTTCTTACGAGGCACTTCCCAGTAGCTCTCACGGAACCGGCGGTGACCGCCCTTCTTCTTGACCCAGCCAAACGTGACGGCCAGGCCGAACAATTGCCAAGGCTCGAGGCTGATCAGTTGACGCTTGAATGCCCACTCGCCTTTCGTGTGCGGTAGCAGCTGGATTAGCCTCAGCTTTTTCTCAGCCTTGACTGCGTCGAACTTGTATTTGAAGCCCCGCTTCCTGCTCGCTGCCAGGTCGTCGAAGTGGCGCTGCACCGCCTGGTGGATGTAACGACACGCCGGAACCTTTCCGCGAAGCAATGACCGACCCCACGCCATCGCTTTATCGACGTTGGGGTGGGCAGATTTGGTCATCAGCTACTCAGTAGTTTGGCGAATTCGTTGGTTTCTTTCTCCTTGTTGCCACCTATCAGGCGAGTGCGGCTGGCCGGATCCAGACCCAGCATCGATCCAAACGTCACCATCTGGCGCATCGTCTCGTTCGCAGCGGTCAACGCAGGATTCTTCATCGGCCCGCCAGTGGCACCGGACACGACAATGCCGTGCTTCGTGATCGACTCCTGAGCCATTCGCCAGTTGTCATAGGCGGTGCAGAAAGCCTCGACGTTATGCAGGTCCGTGATTGCGACTACGTTTTCGCGCAGCAGCTCGGGAACAATCATGTTCCACATGGTGGCGGCCCGAGGGCTGAACCACTCGGGCGGGTCTATTTGGGTGATCTTGGAAAACTGGGGCTCAGCGGTATTCAGTGCACGCTTGCCGGGATTACCAGCCAGTGCTTTTTTGGCCGTCGGCTTGGGTTTGCGACCACGGCCGGCGACCGTGGCGGTGCCTCCCATCGCGCAACTCCTGAATTTTTAATTTCGCGGGTGTAAGAAAAAGGCCAAGGGGACGGTCTAGCTACCGAAAACCCCAGACTTTTGACCCTCCCCCTCCCGTATTGAGAATCAACCTCATTTCAGCAATGATTTCGGTCAATTCGCACGATTCCTCGCTGGATTGCCCCAGCCGCCGTCCTCAGACGCCGTCTTCCTGCTGTGGCAGGGGTGGCAAAGGGCTTGCCAATTCGAGCTGTCCCAGAACACGGTCTTGTCACCCTTGTGAGCGATGATGTGGTCAAGATCAGTGGCCGCTACTACCAACCCTTGCCGTTCGCACTCAACACAGAGTGGGTGCTTGGCCAGGTAGTCCTTGCGTGCCTGCTGCCACTTGTAGCTGTACCCGCGCTGGGCGCTGGTCTCACGCTGCCGCTCGCGGCGCTTGGCCTCGGCGCCCTTGCCGATGTCCACATGGTCATCGCAGTAGCGCGGGTTGCGGGTCAGCACATTGCAGCCCTGGGCATTGCATGGTTTCTTCGACCTCAGAGGCATACCTTACCAACCCCCAACCATCTTGCTGCCGACAGCTAAGCCAGCAACGAACACCAGCACCATCCACATAGGGTCAAGGTTGCGCATGGCGGTCTACCTCGTCTGGCTGCGTTTGATCTGGGCGTCTACCTGGTCGGCGCACGTGTCCAGCAACTTGACGGCCTGGTCTTTCAGGTCCCACACATCACCGTTGTCGCGCAGGTCAGCCTGATCGGCATCAACGCGTTCGCACGGGATCAGTTCAGGGGGCTCGACTCTTACTGCTGTTGTCTTTGTTACCAGCAGCGGGCTTCCCGCGCAGGCCGTCAGGCAAAGGCTGAGCAGCCCAGTCACGAACAGGCTTGCTGTTGCGCTTGAGTTCTTCAAAGTCTTTCCTCGCCTTGTTGGCTTTCTTTTCGCTGGCCTTGATTCGTGTGGCCAGGTCGGCGGTGTAGTCAGCGTTGCGCTGGGCTTCGGCCCGCAGGGTGGTGATCGTCGCCTGGCTCTCGGTGTTGGCCTTGATGGCCTCGTCCTTGCTCTTGGTCTCGATCTGCATCTCGCCGCGCAGGGCGATGACGCGGTATTGCTGGATGCCAATGAGCAGGGTTGCAACCAAAGCAATGATGATTGCTGCAGCGATCGCCTTCATGCTGAATCCGCCTTGCGACTGAGGAACCGCATGATCAAGTCCCTGATGGCTGTTACCCCAATGAAGCCGATGGCACCACCGGCGGCGACGGACAGGCTTGGGGGCCAGGCCATCCACTCGATGATGCTGCTGGCCGACAAGCTCAGCGCCCCACAGATCGACGCCTCGAAGATGATGCGCCACTTGTTGGATTCTTTGGCCTCGTACAGCACGCGCAACAGCGTAATAGTGAAGGCCATAATTGCACCCTGCCAAAGCGGTGTGCTGAGGACGAGCCAGACCTGCGCCCAGAAGTCAGGATTTTTCTCAGGCATCTTCTTGGACATCCGACTGTCCTCCCTTGCGGGGAGTGGTGTGATCGGCGCCGTGGGCGAGGATCGTTAATCGCCTTGATGGCGGGTTATTTGCGGTAGAGGATGCCGCCTGGCTGGAGCTCGGTGCGGAGTACATCTCGCACCTGATCAGCAATAGGGCTTTTGAGTTTTCCGCTGGTACTTACGCCCATCTTGATGGCGTAAGTCGATTCAATCTCCACCTTGGTACCACTGGCGCGCTCGACCTCAGCCTGACTGATGTAGGTAACGCCATCGATGATGATGTACGGTTTTGGGGTGATCCTGATGGTCAGGCAATTAAGAGCGGTTAAGATCGCTGTCGAGCCTTGTTTTGCCACAGGCGCGTCATCGGCTTTCGCTCTATATTGAGTCTCTTCAGAGATGCTGGTCCTGAGCAAGGCGGCGGCCTGATCATTGGACTGTCCGGGGCCTGAAGTAGTGATCATTACCGCGTCAGCAATGACTCGCTGATTCCGGTGATTCAATTCGAAGCGCCCGCACTTTTCGATCTTCCAACCGGAGACACCCGGCACGTAGTCGTGGCTTTGCATTGCTGTGCTCCAGAACTAGAAAAGGCCCACCGATATATGGCGAGCCTTTAAATAGATCCAGCCCCAGCAGCACTCCCAGCTCGGGGCAATGGGTGTGGTGGAGCCGAAAACGAAAAAGCCCCGCACAGTGGCGAAGCTTGATATGGGTGCAGATGGCCGGTGCTGATCTCCGACGTTTTCATTCCCCGGTCCCGGACTTACGAGCGGCCTTCGGTTGTAGCGCTTCAGCCTGCGCATTCATCTGCATAAAGCAAAAAGCCCAGCGGGTTAGCTGGGCTTTGTTTGTCGTCTCTCATAACGCGCAAGATCGACATGATGGGATTAATTTCGCTCATCCGCTCACTGATGTCAACAAGCAATCACGCAGCCTTTTCGATGAGTAATCCTTCGGCCTCCAGGATCTCGCCGGCATGAGCCAATGCATCATTGACCAGGTCATCTGCCGCTTGATTGATCGACTGACGCCACCGGCGCCGGGTTGACTCTGGCGTGCCATCGTTATCCCAAGTGTTCATGTCGTAGAAGCTGTCTTTCAATACGATCATGTCAGCAGACCGAGACTCGTCTTTCTTGGCTTTGGCCTTTCCAGCAGCCACAGCAGCTTGCACCATGGACTCACGACGCCATGCCGGCGCATCCAGCGGAATCTCGACAGATACCGAGCTCACCACCTTTGGCCGAGCCCCCTTCAGCTGTGGAATCGCCCAAGCAGTGACTGCCTTATAAAGGAACAACTTCGGCGCAGGGGTTGTGATCGAGGCTTGCAGCGCAGCCAGCGCCTGGACCTTGCGGCCCCTATGCGTGCTGTATTTGGCGACCAGGGCATCCCAATGCTTTGGTTCCAGCCCGTGGTGCAGTCTGGCCGAAACCCAGCAATCCACCTGTGTGCGATCAATGCTGCTGGCACCGCGAGAGCGAACCAGTGTCGCAAGATCCCCACCCTCTTCCTCGTCGGCAGAGTTGTACAGCTTCTGCCATGCCTGTTTGCTGGTGTTGTCTATGGCTTCAGCAGCGAGGGCCGAAACAACAGCATTCAGAATGCCTGGATAGATCATGTTCAATCCCCCTTGTAAGACGAGCGGCCGGCGCCGCGGCTGTTGCTCTGCTGGTATTCATCAACGATGCAACTTGCTGGGTTCCTGCCGACCAACTGACTGCGCTCCCGGCGAACCATCCGACCGAGTTGAACCACCAGATCCTCCATCAACAATGGCCCCATCGTTTGAGCATGAACGAAGCCGGATGAGTGACAGCCGATGCAATCGAGTTCATGAAACACCCCTTTGATCACCCCCTTTCCGGCACACGACGGGCACTCGGTCATCGGTATCAAACTGCGCACAAGGGCGGGTCCATGCTGCTTTTTCATCGTTTTTAAACCTCGCCTATGGTTGATTCTTGAATAGGCCCGCAAGCCTTCTGTTCTGCGGCTTCCAGCGCATTGCCCGAATTTCCGTTTCTACCTTCCTCCAACCCGTGAATCAGGGAAAAACCCTTGCCGTCTAAATGGCCGTGCCACAGTTCAAGGGCTGCGCGCTTCCGCTCTTCCACAGTGGTATGGATGTAGGCCTGCACGTTGTGTCCCATGGCGTGGTTGATCAGCATCTCGCCAATCAGGAAGTCGATGCCGAGGTCTGCCCAGCCGGTACGGGCCAACTTGCGCAGGTCGTGGCTGCTCCACTCGCCCTGCCCCAGTCCGGTGAACACGGCGCTGGCTTGGCCTTCGCTCATGCCCTTTCCACTGTGGGAGCGAAACAAGCAATCGCCGTCGTAATGGCTTGCCTGCTGGGATGCTCGGTACCGGATTAGAAGGCTGCAGACTTGATCGGTCAGCGGGAGCGAGTGCTCGACTCGGGTCTTCGTATTGCCCACCGGCAGATACCAGGTGCGTTCGGACAGGCTGATGTGCGACCACTGTGCTTTGCGGGTTTCTCCGATGCGCGTGCCGTGGCAGAGCATCATCAGCGCGAGCATGGCCGGCTGTGGATCGGATTCGAAAAGGTCATGCAACTGGCTCAACAACGCCTCGATTTGCACACCACGCAGGCGCGCCGGCTTGGCCTTGATCTTGGTCTTGGAGAAGTCGCTGAACTTAATGCCGGTCATAGGGTTGGTCGGTATCAGACCCAGCGTATGGGCCTGACGGCAAGCGACCACCAATAGTCCGAAGATCAGCCGCACAAACTCCAGCGACAATGTCTCCTGAAGCGGCCACATCAACTGGGTGTCGAGGGTACCGTGACGCACATCGGAAATCGGCAGGTCACCCACGCGCGGTATCAGGTGGCAGGCAATCGCTGACTTACCCGTAGCCTTGCGCTTGTCGGAGAGGTTGCGGTCGCGGCTCATACGGTCGGCGTACCACTTCAGCAGCTCGCCCAGCGTTGCCCAGGGCGACACGGCCGCACCCGCTTGAGGATCAGTGCCCAGCCTCATGCGAAGATCAGGCAGCGCAGCCAATACGGTCTTCGCCGACAGATCAGGATAGGCGCCGATCCGGTTCCACTTCTTGCGAACGACCAGGCTCCACGTTCCGCGCGGGCGAGCCTCAGTGAAGCGGAAGTAAAGACCCGGATGCCGAGGATCACGCATAAGCACAGCGGCCGGATCATCGGCACGACGGCGTATTTCGGCATCGGAGAAGGCCACGGTCATCGTCATGCTAGTACCGCCTTGGACTTCTGCCCTGTAGGAGCGAAGTCGTCGCCCAGAGGCATCAGGTGACGCGGCTCGTGGATGCCGAAGCCAAGCTGAACAACTTCATCCTCGACAACTGCAACCAGACCATCACCGACCAGCGTCCAGCAGGGAACATCATCGTGCCGATACACCACTCCATTCGGCGCCACGTAAAGATCACCGCTCACCACGAACTCGCGGAGCTGGCACTGTTTGCCGATATTCTGAGTAAGAGAGTTGGCCCCAACGATGATTGCGAGATCGCCCGGCTTGAATTGATGGTTCATGCGGCCACCACTGTAGGAGCGAGTCTAAGGTAAGCGCGGATCTGCTCCATCGCGTCGAAGTGCCCACGGCACACCACTGCGAGATAGCCCTGCTCGTTCAGTCGACGAATACAGGCCGCCTGGCTCGCCGATACCACTGCGGGATCAACCGTGGCCTTAAATTCGATGTACAGCCCGAAGAACCCGCCGCGGGCCATCGGCAGCACCAGGTCAGGAATACCGGCCTTCACCCCCTGCTGTTTCAATTTCAAGGCGACCGCTTTGTGCCGGTGACCACCATTGGGAACGTGGTAGAGCATCTCGAACACCTGCGGATATCTGACCTCGATCTCGGACATGAGCGCGGCCTGCTCTAGGCCTTCGCGGTCGACTCGCTTTGCGCGCACGGGCTTCGTCTTGAACGGCTTCAGCGCGAGCGGCTTCATCGGCGGTCACCCCGCGCCTTACGTTGCCGACTGGCAATCAGTCCACACAGCTCGCGGATTACCCAGCAGGCTATGACCAGCAGGAGGAGAAAAGTCATTGGGTGGATCATGCGGCCCCCTTCACGGTAAGAATTCCGGCCCGGATCAAGGCCTCGTGTGTTTCGGCAATCGCGCGGGGCATGTCCTGCCAATCGACGTCTCCAGTGCCGCGGCCGTCGATGACGTCATGGCAGGCGCTGCATGCGTACACGGCGACAGTGTCGAAGCCCTTCATGCCCATGCCCTTCTGTCCGCAGGGCAAGTGCGCGAGCACGGTGGTGGCCGAGTTGAAGTTGCAGGCGCCCGGCAGGCGGACGGTGCATTCCTGGCCGTTGGCCGAGGCTCGGAGTTTCTTCGAGGTCACGCGCATACCTGCTCCCCAGTGTTCAAGTCGATGACTTCGTAGGTCGATGGCCACATCATTTGGCCGAACTTGAGTGCCGCAGAAGGGTGCTCGAACAGGGCGACGGCTCGGTCGGGCTTGTCGGACAGCTCCCACTTGTAACCGCAGCAGTGCACGGCGAAGCGGTACTCGGCAGGATTGGTTGGGGCTAGCCTGGAATGAGCCATCAAAACCCCTCCTTCCCGCGCTGCGATTCCCAGTCGAAAGGAACGGCAATCGCCCCGCCTTCACGCAAACGATCAAAGCAACGCTCGCCCATGGCACTTGGGAGCATGGCGGCGTCGAGGTTCGAGATAATTACCGTCGGGCGCATTTGCTCGTAACGGCCGTTGATGATCGAGAACAACGTCGTCAACTCGAAGTCGCTGGGGTTTTCCTTGCTCACACCAATTTCGTCGAGGATCAGCAACGATGGTCCGATCAGACCGGACAGGATTTGGCTCTCGGTGCGCTCGCTGCCTTTCGCATAAGTCGAGCGGATTTCCTGCAACACCGTGCCGATTGTTCGGTACACAGCTGTCGCATCTGTTTTCTTCATGATTTCGGCAGCAATACCCACACCCAAATGCGTCTTGCCTGTGCCCGGCTTGCCCAGCAACAGCAAACACCGACCGGTAGGCGCGATTTCGGAAAACTTGTCAGCGTACTTGCTGCAAATCCTCAGCGCTTCTTTTTGCCCCGACGTGGCGGCTAGATACCCGGAAAGAGTCTTGCCTGCGAACCGCTTCGGGATCAGTGCGGAGCCGAGCTTCAGCGCAACCTCCTGACGGGCCTGAGCCTTGATGCGCTCCTGCTCTTCCGCTTTCGCAACGGCCTGGCACTCGGGGCAGGCAGTCTTAAATTCACGACCAAAGATCACGTTGGTGGTTTGCGGAAATTGCCCGTGGTCTTCGCAGATGCCCGTCGACTTGCGTGGTGCAGCCGATGCGCTTGGCATGGCAATCACGTTTTCAGATGCCATAGGTACCGTCCTCCCGCTTGGTCAAGCCAGCGGTGTAGTTGCGGTCAGCGAAGCCGCTGTGACGCGATGGCTGGACAGGCTTGAGTTGACGGACATTGCTTGCCTTTGCCTTGTCCGACTTCACCCAGCCGACCAGCAGAGAGACCCACTTGGCTTGCGTGTTGAGGCCACCGATGGATTCGTGATGAGCCGTGAACGAGGCCATGGCTTCATGGGTGAACAAGTCCGGCGACACGCCGAAGTGGACGCAGTAGGTTTTCAGGAGGTTGGCATCAGGTGCCCAGTCCAGGGTCATCTCCACCGGAGCCTTTGGGTCAACCACCGAGGATTCCTCGGCAGTTGGTTCCGGCTCGACTGGCGGATTTTCTTCGCCCGCATTGAGAGAGTGGTGTTGATCTTGATTCGGAGAATCAGTGAATCCGGAATCAGGAATCAGGAATCCACAATCAGGAATCAGGGCGTTATCAGTCACTGGGTTAACGTGCTCTAACGGTGGTTTAACGTTAAAACCATGTTCTGAGACGTGAACCTTAGTTTGAGCGCCTGCTACGACAACGTTCTTTTTGCGTTCATTAACAGTGAGATAGCCGTTGATGTCAGGAAGGGTGCTGTCTTTTTCGGAACCATGCGGGCTCTGGTGTTTCTGGAAATTGACGATCTCAATAATCGACTGGCCGGCAACCTGGTATCGGGAAATAAAGCCAGAGCCAGCCAGGCGATTCAGTCCTGCGTCGACGTCATAGTCGTCGCAAGGCAAGAGCTCGATCTTGATACGTTTAACCCTGTCCTCGAGGCGGCCCTCACGATCTGCCAGGCACCACAAGCCGATGAACATCAATCGGTCGAAAGCGGGCAGCTCTACGAGCAGTTCATTGCTGAACAGCCCGGGCTTTACATTGCGAGCGCGTGCCATTAAATCGACTCCTGAATAAGCGTTGGGAGTCGGTGAGCCTCATGGGCTGACTTCATGTGTCGCGACACGTTCTGCTCTTGATGAAAAAGTGTCGCGACATTGGGGGTATTGCCGAGGGCGATCTGGTTGTGCATAATCATCTCCACAAAGTTTTGCCGCTGTTGAAAAAGCCGACCTCGTACGTCGGCTTTTTTGTGCCTGGAATTCAGGCGATTGATTTCAGTGCTGGCTTGCCGTTGAGCAATGCCTCCGCTTTCCGGCGCAACTCTCCTGCCTTCGCTTCAACCTGGCGGCACTGCTTGGCGAACGCCGGCAAGTGCGGCAGGTCCTGCTCGCACATCACCTGGTCGTCAAACACCTCGCTGCCGGTGTCGATCACATC